CCCAGGGTTCGATGAACAGTACAACAACAACGACTCAAGAGATCGTAGAGGAAATAACTACGACAACCTATGGGTCAGCATTAAACAAATGGTCTGGGGAAAATATAACCCATACATCAGCAACATCTGGAGGAATAGTAGATTCAGATTCAGTATTCACCCTACATACAGCTGGAGATCCCTTTACTCTAGAAGTAACAACAAGAGCAGCAAGTCAGGTATTATCAATAACAGAAATAGAAAGAGAAATCGACACTACTTCTACTACGGTATCCTTATCAGTCTTCTCTCAATAGCTCCGGCAAGAGCAGAAGAAAACAATGTGTCTAATCCAGTTGCAGCTGCGACAGGTAATGTAACTAATCAGGCGGTGCAATTCCAGAACAACGGAGCACCATCTAGGCAACATTACGGTCCTCATATAAGCTGCAATGGAGCTACAATGACATTCTCTCCGTTCTATATGGGAAATCATACTAAACCGTGGGATATAGATGAGAATGGAATGAAACCTTCCAGTTACACATTAGCTGAGAACTGGGGAGGTCAGATTAACTTTATGATACCGTTAGACCGTGAAGGTTTAAATAGGTGTCGTAGTATAGCAGCTAGACAAGAAGAGAAGATGAGATTAGATTATGAGTTGGTTAGAGTTCTAAAGTGTGCAGAATTGCAACAGAAAGGATTTATGCTACTCCCTAGTTCTGATCTTGGTCATATGTGTAGTGATGTTGTACCTATAGCTAAATGGGAAAAAGACGTAGAGATAGCTGTTGAAAAGAAATTAAAAGCAGAATGTAAACCTATTAACAAATGGATATGGCAGAAGCAAAAGTATCAGTGTCCGAAGACACAAAAGAAGAAGTAAAAGAAGAACCTGTAGTAAAGGTTTCGAGGAAAGCCTCACCAAAAGCCACTCGTGGCACACTCGACAAAGTTTAACCCTAACCCCCTAATACAATGATCCTAATTATCAAGCCCATCCTTTTCGCCTTCTTGAAGTCAGATTCAGTTAAGAAGCTAGTAGTAGATCTACTAGAAGCTTACGTAAAAAGAACTGATAACAAACTAGATGATCAGGCATTGGAAATTGTTAAAAAGAAACTACTGAACTAATTATGAGTAAAATGTTTAAAGTCACAGATGCTGACAAAAAACTAAATAATGAAGCCTGGAAAAGATTCATGGGAGGTAACGAAAATTATATGTATGTACCTTTAAAAAAAGCTAAGCATCAGGATAGACCAAAAGGAGACCACGACCAAAGAGTTAATGTATAATGTCGGTTATTACTCCTAATACTATACTTCTCCCTATCAATAAAGAAAGCGATGATAGTTATGGGGAAGCAGCTAATGACGAATTACTTAGAAGAGGTTGGTCTAAAAGAAAGAATAAGAAATTCAAAAGAGATCCTAAAACAGAAGCAAACGCATAACTATGGCTAAAGCCAAAGAAGAAAAGTTTGATGAGTTACATAACCTTGTCACTAACGAATTCCTTAAGAGGGTTCGTAGTGGCGAGGCTACTACTCAAGACTTAAAAGCAGCCTGTGATTGGCTTAAGACTAATGACATAACAGGAGTTGCTTATGATGGCAGTCCGATGGACAAGCTAAACAGAATCCTACCCAAAGTTGATCCTGAACTAGTACAACGGAGGTTATATGGCTCCAAAACGGGCTAAGAACCCTGGTAAGACTTCTAGATATTATCAATCTACTAAAGGTAGAAAGTCTTACGAGAAACAAAAGAAAAAACAAAAGAAGATTAATAGTACTGCTGCTAAACGTAAATACCGTAAGATACTCTCACGTAAGCGTAGAGAACTAGGTATTATGGGTAAAGGTGGTAAAGATGTCTCTCATAAGGGTAATAGATTATCCCTTGAAATACCTAAGAAAAATCGTGCCAGAGGAGGGGCAAAGAGAAAATGAGTAAAAAACAACCTTGGAAAAAGGGTTTTACTGGTTGGGCTAAAACTAATGAAGGAGTACAAGTCTATGTTGAAAATGGTGAGATTAAACCAGTAGGGACAGAATTTAAAAAGGGACTTAGAGGAGCTTTAAATATTACTAAAAAAGGTTTAACTCTAATGGATGATTACCTTTTTACACCACCTTCTGTACGAAAAGCTAAAAAAGAAGGTACTTACGAACCTATAACTTATAAAGATACTGGAGTTGGTCAAATGCAATCTCTAGCTGAATTAACTATTAAAGGTGTTTCTAATATTGCTAGAAATACGATAGATAAATTTACTCGAGCCCCAGGTCCAGTAACTAAAGATGGAAGCCAACGATCAGTCTATGATACTAAGCAAGATCTAAAGATTGAGAAAGATAAGATAACACAAGAATTGATGAATGAATTAGGAGTAAAGTGATGCAAATTGGAACACTTCCTGAACAGGTAAATACAGAAGAACTTGATGATGATAGTTTCCTTGAACGTATATGGAATGCAATTACAAATAGAGAAGTTTTAGGAGCTGGTTATGAAATAGGAGCTGGCTTAACTTTTGATGCTGCAACTGCACCATTAGGATGGGCTCCTCCTGTATACGCTGCTTTAAACTTTGGTGAAGGATATGTTAGCAATGTAATTGCACAAAAGATTAGAGGCCAGAAATGGAATGAAATAGATTGGAATGAAGCTTTGTCTTCTGGTGTTTTAGGTACTATACCTTTATCACAGTTAAAAGTTGCTAAAAATTTAAGGAGAGTAGGATTACAATCTGCTACTGAACCTGTAGAAAAAGTAGTTGGTAAAGCTGGTACACTTCAAAGGAATATAATTAGTGGTGGTATCACAGGTGGTGGAGATGTAACACTTAGATCAGGATTAGAAGGAGAACTACCAGATCCAGCAGAACTTGCTACTGGAGTTGTTGGTGGTGGTGCATTAGCTGGTACTTTAACACCAGTACTTAAAAGAACTTCTAAATATGTAAATGAAATAGTTGCAAAAAGAAAGGCGAATAAAGCTGAAAGTGAATTGTTGTCTAAACAACTTGAAATACAAGAAAAAATTAAAAATGATCCAAATAGTCTAACACCAGAAGATACTAGAGCACTAAGAAAGGCTATATGGAATGTAGATAAGGCAAAAGGTGATTACGGTCCTTTCGATAGTTTTGAAGAATTTGAACAAAAAAGTTCGCAACTTTTAGGTAGTATAGAAAATAAAATAGACGGTAATCCAGATTCAGTTAATTGGATGGATTATGGTTATGATTCAACTGGTCGTCATTCTGAACCTGAACAAGTAAAACGAGCTTATAGAACATCTGAAGAAATGGGGGTTCAAGTATCTCAAGACTTAAATCAATTTTATAAAAAAATTAATTCTTGGGTTTCTTCCCAGTTATATGATAAAGAACCTACAGTACAATCTATTACCCCTTTATTAAGAAACTATCCATTTTATTGGATAAATCCTCAAACTCAAAAAGTCTATAAGATAGCAGCTAGATCTAATAAACTTGGTAAACCTAGATTTACTTTAGAAAGTCATAGTAGAAGGTTCCTTGAAGGTCAACAAAGCTCTCCTATTCAGAAAAAGAATGTTAAATACATAAATCAAATTAGAACAGAATTAAATAAACAAGTAAAAGCAGATTATACTGCAAGACAATCTGAATTAGTAGAAGAAATAAACAGAATAGATACTCAAATTAATTATGAATTAACTCATAAACGTCAAGCTTATTCTGCTAAAGGATCTCTAGCTGCATTAATGAATAGAAGAAATTCAACTGTTCAATCATTAGAAAACCTTTTAGATGGAGAGTATTATTTAGAACATGGTTACTATTTAGCTAGTGAAAAGATTAGAAATAGAGTTAAAGATAGTAAAGGAGTTCCTATTAATGATAGCACTGAATACCAATTAGGTAATGCTAAAAATATATCTATAGTATATGATGTTAAAAATTTAGAAGAGTCTTTAAGATTTAGAGAAGTTAAAAACTTATTTGAATTTGTTTTAGATACTAAATTACCTAATGGAGAATATAAATATCCTAATCTTGTTGTCAACTATTCACCAAATAGAGATGGTAGTCAGTATATTATCAGAATAGAAGAACTTGATACTGTAAGAGTTAATAATGGTATGTTAATTGGTGGAAGTTGGAGATCTGATGGTACAATTAGTGATCAACCTTTTAAACAATTTAATTATTTAATAGAAAGTGATAAAATAAAAAGCACTGATGATGTATTAGAATGGCTTAGAGAAAATGGAATTGAAGATAGAGTGAAGAAAGAAAAATACAAAGGTTATCTTCCTCAACCATTCCATATAAGACAAAATGTAAAACCAATGGTAAGCTTAAAAGAATTTAGAGCATACATTAAAAAACAAACTAATGACTGAAATACCAAAATCAAATAGCAGATTAAAAAACTTACTTCAAGCATCTGCATTAATTGCAGAAGGATTCTCTAAAAAAAGTGCTGGCAATGTTGCTAGTAAAATTGTAGAGTCAAAACTAGATCTTAGTGATTGGAGAAAAAAAGTTAAAAAAAATAATAAACCTCAACCTCATAATCAGGATGTCAATGACAGCACTCTAAATGAGTGGATGCCAAAGAAAGAGTCAGGTTTAGGAGATTATCCAATTAAAAAGAACAAGACAGACTATACTGTATAATGAATACTCTAGACTTTCTTAAGTCGGATTTTAAGCTGTTCTTACAAGCACTGTGGGAACAGCTGGGTCTTCCATCACCTACAAG